CTATTCCCCCTATTCCCCCTATTCCCCCTATTCCCCCCTATAAAGCCCTATGATAAAGGACAATGGATGAAAGAACTTGCAGGGTGGAATGGTATTTGATTAGGTAACGCGAAAACTGCGCCTCCGGATGATTTCTCCCCTGTACGGGGCTATCCGTAGCGGGGAATGGGCTGATACGGCGGACACTCTCTCAAAGCAAAACAAAAACAACATTAAAAAACAGCTTCTCCTATGTCGAACTCACAGAACTCTCCCATCCCACCCGGAAGTGAAAAACATCACTACCACATTCTTGACGGATTGCGCGGGGTGGCCGCCATTGTCGTCGTGTGGTTCCATATCTTTGAAGCATACGCCACCAGCCATGTGGACCAAATCATCAACCACGGCTACCTGGCCGTTGACTTCTTCTTCATGCTGTCCGGGTTCGTCATCGGTTACGCCTACGACAACCGCTGGAAAACGATGACGACCGGGGAATTCATCAAGCGCCGCCTCATACGCCTGCAGCCCATGGTGGCGATCGGGGCGGTCATCGGCGCACTCATCTTTTATTTCCAGGGCTGTTCCGTATGGGATGTGTCCCAGGTCACGGTCATCTCCCTGCTGGTCGCCACCTTCGTCAATGTCCTGCTGATTCCGTCGCCTCCCGGTCTGGAAATCCGGGGACTGGGAGAGATGTACCCGCTCAACGGGCCAAGCTGGTCGCTATTCTTTGAATACATCGGCAACCTTCTCTATGCGCTGTTCATCCGGAAACTCTCCACGCGCTCCCTGGCGGCGCTGGTGATCCTGGCCGGATGCGGCCTGGCTTCCTTCAGCTTCTGGGGGCCCAATGGAGACATATGCTCCGGCTTCGCCATGACCGGCACGGAATGGACAGGCGGCTCCCTGCGCCTGCTGTACTCCTTCTCCGCCGGGCTGCTTCTGTTCCGCCTGTTCAAGCCCGTCAACATCAAGGGTTCCTTCTGGCTGTGCGGCATCTCCCTCGCCATCCTGCTGGCCATGCCCCGCCTGGGAGGAGAAGACGCTTTCTGGATGAACAGCCTCTATGAAACCGTGTGCTTCGCGGTCTTCTTCCCCCTTATCCTCCTCTTTGGCGCTTCCGGAAAAATCACTGATCCCTATACGGATAAAATATGCCGGTTCCTGGGCAGAATCTCCTACCCCCTGTACATGGTGCATTACCCGTTCATCTATCTGTATTATGCGTGGGTGAAAAACGGAGACCTCTCCTTCTCTGAATCCCTCCCCGGTGCCCTGGCCGTCGTCATCGGGAGCATCCTGCTGGCCTGGCTGTGCCTGAAATTCTACGATGAACCGGTCCGGAGCTTCCTGGCGAAGCATTTCCTGAAACGGAAAAATAACCGCAGCCTTGAGCCTTCATCTTCCGTACTCCAAAAAAAGACGGACGGCTAAAAGCCGCCCGTCTGAATGCGAACCAATGTTCCTGCTGTCGTTTGATTCGGACAGCCGCTTCAAGCGTTACTGTCCATCAGTCCAGAGCAGGCCATGACCGTTATTTACGCCTGCCTCACGCTTGGACAGTTTGCGTGATGACGACTTTTTCATAGGCTTTAACTCCGGCCGCCTCATGGTTGCCATCCGTCGCAAGGATGAGCGAGCCATTCCGCGTTTCTTCCGCAGCTCCGGCTGATACGGTCACGACAGCGCCGTTCTCCCAATGCTCCGCACCTGCGTCCAGCCAGTCGGGCTTTGAAACCAGCGTCCATGCAGAACCGGCGCCGGAATTCAGCGTCAACGAAGAGCTTCCCCCGGCAGAAGGCAGATCAATACCGGATAAAGGAGCATTCGAATTGCGCTCAACCCATTTGGAACGGGAATAGGGAAGCGGCTGCTTGCCGAGCCAGTCCCTCAGCTTGTTATCTTCCACGTGCGCTATGGCGGAATAAATTTCACTGTTACCATGAAACAGCAATTGAGCTTCAGTGATAGCGTAACCCTGTGAGGCCGGCGTAGCGGCGATAAGCTTCAGTTCTCCTGAGGGCGTCACGTAATACACGTCCAGATACTGGTGGCGGTAGGCATAAATGAGGCGTGCCATTTTAACATTGTAAAATTCCTCCGGCATATCCCATTCATAAACGCTCAGCACCCCCGGAGCCACGGCGGAATTCGAGAGCCTGGAATGATATTTCACCCGGAATTTGCGCAGAGCACTGTCGATTTGAAGACTGATATAAATGCCGGCGGCATTGCCTGTTTGCCGTATGGTATGGGCATAGGCATAATGATCTTCCGGAGGAGCGGTAAAATCCGCAAACGTGCATGAGCCCACCTCAAAAACGGCCCGTTCATCCGGAACAAAATTGATTTGTACGACAACCTTGTCCTTGCTCCACCATCCCCACGGGTTTCCGGTGCCTCCCACTTTTACCGGCCTTCCGTCGGCAGGCCTGGAGATATTGAACCCCATAGGCCCCTTCTGCTTAACCGTCGCGTTGAAGGCGCTTATCAGAGGTATGCAGGAACAAGCCGTCACCTTCGCGAGCATGCGCCCGGTTTCCAGTGCGTCCGATGTTACGGGGCCGTTCAGAACGACAGCCCCGTTGAATGTTTCCACGCCTGCGTGCGTGTTGTTGCCGGTGTAAGTGCCGGATGAGTCAGGAATAGCGGCGGCGGAATTCCAGGCCGTACGCTCTTCTTCCGTAAGATGCATCGTTGTATTCCCGGTATGTCCGGTTACTTCCTCCTGGGATGCCAGGGTGACTCCATTGAGAATATTAATAGTATTCATGGTTTTGTTTATTATTGTTACTTGTAATGAAGTGGCATGACGACTCTGCTGCCTTCATATCCATGATGGTAACTCCGAAAACATTCTCACTCGCGAAAAGCCTGCGGTCTTCCCGGATTTTGACAGCTTCAACGGTTAGGCGGCTTCTATGGTGTTTCCACAGGAGCCCTTTTTTCCAGCCGGGACAACAGGAATCTGATCCAGCCATCCCCTAGTTTAACGTGTCCTCCATTTTCCGAATACACAGCAATCATTGCTGCCACTTCAAAAAAATCCTGTATCTGTTGCAGAAAAATAGCATCCTGCATGAAGCGTCAACTTCCTCCAGGATATTTCTCCACCCTATCTTAAAACATTCATCGTCAATGATTTTCTAAATATACAACAGACAGCCTTGATTTTATTGACTGTAACATTCAGGTTTCAGCAGGCAGTAACGGTTTTGACGATAATTCCGGTTACTCGGGATAATAGGATACTATTAGAACGGCCCGCAATTGTTATTCTCTGAAAACAAAAAACTTCCTGAAATTAGGAAGTTAAAAATGGAGCGGATGATGGGTTTGTGATAAATTACAATCAGATATTTACGTCAATCTGTAACACTTCTGTAATGCCTGTATGACAAAAAAGATGCCTGCCGGGATGCTTCGATTTCAATAACCCTTACGCGAATTGTCAAATCTACAACTGAATTGACACTCGGCAACTTGCAAAAGTCCTGTCCATGCCTCCTGATGGAGACATGCCAAATAATTACACCCTTCCCATCTCCGATCTTTATCAGGAGACCTACGACAACCAGTGGCAGGAGCAAATCCAGCAGGCCACTTCCCGCCTGGAACGCTTCTGCGTTATCAAGTCCGGTCTAACGGGCAAGCTTCAGGAGTTCAGCTTCGTGGGCACCACGGAATTGGACGAGAAGCAGGGGCGCATGCAGGACATTGTTCTGGATGAACTTGACTACTTCAAGCGTCGGATGCTTCCGGTGAGCTTCTCCAAGCACCTGGGCTACGATGAAGACGACGATATTTTCCTGCATGGTCTGGATGCCCCCGTCACCCAAACCATCAATGCCCTCAAGTATGCCGCGGCCCGCAAGATGGACGACGTACTGTTCGGCCTGAAAAAGCAGGGCGGCCTTTACGTTCCCTCCAAGGGCGGCATTTTCGGAACGGCGTTTGCCGGCAACGACGGCATGGACAAGCTGGAACTGCTGGCTGAAAATGTCGTGCCTGTCAACCACACCGGAAGCACGGCCAAGGAATGCCCGATGACGATTGAAAAGCTCAACCGGGGCATTACGCTCCTGCAGGAGAACGGTATCCTCGACGACGCTTCCAACGCCTATGGCGACCAGGTGTGCTGCGCCATCACTCCCCGCATGCGTGAAGCCCTGATCAATGACGAGCGCCTGCAGAAGACCGATTTCGGCTTTGCATCCCTGCGTAAAACGAACGGCACCCTGGACCCCATCATGGGCATTCAGTTCGTCATCGCTCCCAATCTGCCGATTGACGAGGAAGGAAACATCATCTGCCCCATGTGGATGAAGAATTCCCTGTATTTCGGCTCCTGGAAGCAGAACAAGGTGACGGTGGAGAAGCGAACCGACAAGGAAGATACCATTCAGATCGGCCTCAAGACCATCATGGGGTCCACTCGCATGCGCGAAGAAGCCTTCCTGCAGATCAAGTGCAAGCCCCTTGTTTAAAACATTCAATCCTACATTAAATCATCATGGCAACGTATCAAACAACCATTGCTGAAAAACAGCTCGCCCTGGCGGACCGCATCGGTCTGCCAACAGTTCCGCAGCTTGCGGCCATCCATACCAGAGCCGGGGTCCATGTGGCTACGGCGGAATTCACGATGCCCGCATCCGTGGCGGCCGATGACCTGATCGCCATCTGCAATGTTCCCTGCGGCGCCCGCGTGCTCCCCCAGCTTTCCCACATTATTTCCGAAGGTGTGGGGACGCTGCAGCTGACCGTAGGCACGCAGGACATGGCGGATGCTTATTCCGCCTCCCTGACCGTAACCGCGGCCGGAACCTACCAGCTGACGAAGGGTTCCCTGGCGGTTTCCGGCAAGCCGATGGATTCCACGACGATGCTTTATGCGAAGGTGGGCGGCACGCCGGCAGTAACCGCCGGCAAGAAGCTTGTCTTTGCCATTGCCTACGGCATTCAGTAATTCTTCCTCGTTGGTTTGTCCATAGGGCCGTCCCTGCAAGGGGGCGGCCCTTTTTCGCTCTCCCCGGCAAAAAGTAGTGACACTCGGCAACTTGCGCCAGCTTTCACCCTCCATTTATATTGGAAGGCAAATGAAGAGGATTTCCTTCAACGGGGGCGAGGTTTCGCCTGGGATTGCCGCGCGTCCGGATTTGGATGTATATCATCGGGGGGCGTCGGTATTGGAGAATGTGGATGTCTCCCAAACGGGTGGAGTTTCCCGCCGGCACGGCATGAAGAGGGTGATGGCCGCGCTGGAAGGGTCCATGATGGTGTCCTACGTGTATTCCGCCAGTGATCGTTATCTTGTCGAGGTAAGTCCAGCCCTGCTCCGCGTCTTGTCCGTCGATGGCGATGTGGTGGCTTCCCTTCCTTCCGTTTGGACGGCGGCCGACATTGCATCTCTGCGGCACAAGCAGGTCAACAGCATGCTGTTTCTGGCTTGTCCCTCACACGAGCTCATGGTTCTCAAGCGGGATGACGACGGCACGTTTTCCCTGGCTCCCTATGAGTTTAAGGCCCGCCCCTGGCGGTATGAGGAGTACCGGGATTTCCCGGTTCGGCTGACGCTGGATGACGGATGCTACAGGATTTCTTTCGGTGATCATTCCGAGGATCCCGATGCCGTCACCAACGAAGGGGACGTGATGCGCATCCAGGTGACGGTGCCCCAGCAGACCGGGTACAGTACAGGGGCGGTCATCCGCCAGGGCTGGGTGATTGCCAAGGCTTTTACCACGGCCAGTGCCTTCACCGCCGGCAAGAAGCTGTGCGTGAATGAGGGGAGTTACTGGTCCTGGTGGACATGCGACAAGGATTTCAACGGGGCAACCCACTACGTGGACGGCCTCACCTCTCCGGCGGATTACCCGGACCATTTCCACAAGGGTGTCATTTGCCATTCCAACACGATTACCTGCAAGGGCACGTGGAAGTTCTGGTGCAATAAAGAATGGTACGGAACCTACGCTATAGAGCGCCGCTATCCGGAAGAGGACTGGCAGCTGCTCGGTTCCTCCACTTCCAGGATTGGAGCGGCATCCAATTTACAGATTACCGGGGACGAGGCGGGCGAAGAATGCTACCTGCGCCTGATGCTCTATGAGTCCCAGCTTTCCAACGCTTCCGACCCCAGCCAGGGGTTCCCCGCTGACGCCTGCGGCAATAAGCTGGTGGTGGACGCCTACCGCAAGGACGTGGTGCTGCAGCTGCGTTCCGGCGCCCGTCCGGCCACCGTGCAGCGGTTCACGATTCCGGCAACTCCGACGCTGCGGCATTACCTGACAAGTACGGCATCCTCCATCAAGGCAAGCCGCGTGTGGGTGGATGATGTGGAGATGACGGGAGCTTCCGCCGTGCTGACGCTTGGCAAGGCCGGCATTGATGTGACGCCCAGGGGGATTCCTGCGGATGATCTCGCCGACGGGCAGACGGTCCGCTTTGGGTGGACGGAGCCACGCAAGACCGGGCGCATTGCCCTGGACGCCCGCGGGATGCGGACGGTTTACCTTCCTGCAGGAGCAAAATTTGACGTGAACCTGGGGGCGGACATCTACAACAGGGGACGCGGCGCGGTGGTCAAGCTGACGGCTTATTCCGCTGCGGATGTGCAGTACACAACGCTATGGGAGAGCAAGACAGATGTTTATACCACGCCTTCCAGCGGGTTTTATACATTTCGGATCACCCTCAATAATGGGAGCACCCTGGAGGCTGCCGAGTGCCAGGCCGAGCTTTCCGGCGTGGCTTCCGGCGTCGTCAAGCCGGAGGTCCAGGAGGATGCGCCCGCTCCGGCTTCCGTGTCCACCTGCGACGTGCTGCGCTTTTCTCTGCCCCTGGAGCCTACCGCCAAGGCTCATTTTTCCAAGTCCGGGGTGCCCTCCATCAAGGCGCTGGTGATGGATCAGGGCCGCTGGACGTTCCAAGGTTCTGTCCTCGTGGATGGAGATAACCTGGTCATCAAGCCCAAAGGGCTGACAACGGACGATCTGGTCAAAGGGCAGACTGTCCGTGTCGAGTGGGATGTGGCCGCCGAGAATTTTTCCATCGGAGCCAACCAGCAGACCGGCTCCCGATGGGTGACCCGGTTCTTGCCGGCAGGGACGGTCGTCAAATTGAAAGGGTACATCTGGATGTACGCCGGCCAGCGCAACGAGCAGGCCGCCATGGTCGGTAAGTATTTAAGTTGGACCCCCAACAGCGGTTCTCACAGCATTTCCACGCACACGACCCTTGCCGGTTCCTGGACGGTTCCGGAGGATGGCTTTTACCTGGTTTACCTCCCCTTTGTCAATGCGTTTTCCAGCGTCATCCAGTGGCCGGCGGCTTCCGCAGCGATTCCTGCTTGTGTAGGACACTTGGAGGGAGAGGTAACGGACTTGACGGCCTCCGCGGAGTATTCCTTGTGGGACAATGTGTCCACGATTCCGGAGGGCGTCCCCCCATCCGGGGAGTCCCTGATGTGGAGTTTTGCCGCGTTCCGGGACGTCTACGGGTTCCCTTCTCTGGTGGATGTATTCCAACAGCGCCTTGTCCTGGCTGCCACACAGGCCCAGCCGCAGACGGTGTGGTTGAGCAAGACCGATGACCTTAACAATTTCGAGGTGGGCAAACAGGATGACAGCGCCTTGGCTCTCACGCTTTCCACGACGACGCAGAACCGGATTTGCTGGCTGATGGCCCAGTCCAGCCGCCTGTTGCTGGGAACAGCGGATGCCGAGTGGGCTGTTTCCGGTGGTCAGGGCGTGATGACTGCCACCAACGCGCGGGCGGACAACCACGGCTTTGTGGGATCCTCCGACGTTCCGGCCATGATGGCGACTGACAAGGTGCTGTATATTGAGCGCGGTGGTGGCCGCGTGTACCAGTACGGGTACGATTACGAGTCCGACGGGTACGTTTCCCGTGACCTGACCGTGTTTGCCGATCATGTGCTGGCCCAGGGCGGCGGCGTTACTTCCGGAGATTTCATGAGAAAGCCCCATCCGCGTGCCGTGATGACTCTGGCGGACGGCACGATGGCCTTGATGACCTACAATTCCATGCATCAGGTTCATGCCTGGCACCGGCACAGGACCGAAGGCAGGATGTCCAACGCCGTGGTGCTGCCCAGCGGGACCGGGGAGGATTTGCTGTTCGTCATTGCGGAACGCGAGGACGGCCGGTTTATTGAGGTGTTTGACCCGGACGGCCCGTTCGTGGATGCAGGGAGCTGGGATTACACTTCTACCGTGGTGACGAACGCGCTGGATGTAGTGGAGTCCATGGGCAAGGACAGGCAGGCTGCAGCCGTGCGCGTATTTTTTGCTTCCGACACGGCGCCGGCGGGAATTGAGGTTTCCAATGACGGCTCCACCTGGGATCGGCTGGGAAAGACCAGGACGATGGAACGCGGATGGCATGAATTGCTCCCCGCTTCCCTGTGGCGGCGCGGCGTGCAGTTTGGCATCCGGGTTTCCGGGGACCGCCCCCTTGAGTTTTTAGCTATTGATACGCAATGACAGAGCCTGTTGAGACAAGACCTGACTGGAAGGAGCTGCTGGCCGACCGGTGGTGGAGGCTGAATCATCTTTACTGGATTGAGGACAAGGACGGGCAGATGGTGCGCTTCCGCCCGAACTGGGCCCAGGAGGAGCTTTTCAATAACCTCTGGTATCGCAATACTATCCTGAAGGTGCGCCAGCTGGGGATTTCCACGTTTTGCGCCATTTACATGCTGGACCTTTGCCTGTTCGGAAAGAACCAGCATTGCGGGATTATCGACAAGACGCTTCCGGATGGACAGGCAAAGCTGCGCAAGATCGCTTTCGCGTATGAGCATCTGGATTATTTGCCGGATAATCCGACGATGGAAGACCGGGCATTGGCTGCCTTGGGAAAGAAGATCAAGGAGAGCTGCCCGCTGGTGGAGAGCCGGACCCAGCGCATGGCCTGGTCTACGAACGGCTCCGTGGATGTGGGTACGAACCTGCGCGGTTCCACCCTCCAGTTCCTTCACATTTCCGAGTTTTCCTATACGGCCCTGCACGATCCGGCCCGGGCGAAGAAGATTCGGACAGGGGCTTTGAATGCCGTCGGGAAGAATAGCGTGGTGGTGATGGAGTCCACCCACGAGGGTGGCAAGGCTGGACTGGCCTACCAGTTGATGGAACAGGCCATGGAGGTGGTGGGCAAGCCTCTTTCCAGCCTGGATTTCAGGTTTTTCTTTTTCTCCTGGCTCCAGCATCGGGAGTATTCCCTGGACGGGGTGGAGCCGAGGCTGGACGATTTTTTGAGGGAGTATTTTGCCGATTTAAAGAAGCGCTACGGCATTGAGTTGACCGAGGGGCAGAAGGCTTGGTATGCCACCCAGTACAGGGCCAACGGGCCGGAGGTGAAGCAGGAGTTTCCGACGGTTCCGGAAGAAGCCCTTCAGACTTCCGTGGAGGGCGCCATTTACGGCAGGTGGATTTCCACCCTCCGGGCCGAGGGGAGGGTAGCCGCCGAGTTTGAAGCGGATGATGTGGCCCCGATTTATGCTTCCTGGGATTTGGGATTGAGCGATTTCATGGCTATTTGGCTCTGGCAGGTGATTGGCGGGAAGTATTACGTGCTGGATTACATTGCCGGGAATAACCAGGCGATTGATTATTACGTGGGGCAGATACGGATGAGGGAGAAGGAGTACGGCCCCATTACCCTGCACCTGCTTCCCCATGATGCGTCCAGGCGGGATTATTCCAAGACTTCCTTTGATGCCGTGCTGCAGAAGGCGGGGTTCCGCACGGCAATCGTGCCGCGTACGTCCGATATATGGACCGGGATTAACGCCCTGCGCAATATGCTGCGCTACTGCACGTTCCACGAGCGGTGCAGCCGGCGCCCGGAGATCGACGGGCAGAAGTATCCTTCCGGGATAGGTTCCCTGGAGTATTACCGCAGCCTGCCGCCGGGTTCCAACGGGTGCGTGAGGGAGATGCCGTTGCATGACGCCTGCTCCCACGGCGCGGATGCAGCCAGGACGTTTGCCGAAGCGGTGAGCCACGGGATGGTTTCCGGACATGCCGGGGTGGCGGAGAAGGTGAGGAGGCCGCATAAACGCCCTGATGCTCTGAGGGGAATGCTTTATTGAGAGAAGGGTTACTTCTTTCTGGTTCGAAATACGCTTTTAGGCAATCGCTCTGGTTTACAAAAGAAGCATTTACAGTATTTTCTGCTCGTGTAGTGCCTTACTCCAACCAAATCCGAACCAACACGATCTATTCTGGATAATAAAGGCTTTAGAAGAGCGTCTTCTCCAGTTTCTGCGTATCGTTTTAACGCATAAGCACACAAGTCAGCGATTTGCACCATACCTGTCAGGGTGCTGTCGACAAAGAGAGGTGTTTCTATGATATGATGAACTCCTGCCAGGAAGGTTCCTTTTTTATGGTAGGAATTCATGTTTTTCGTGTGTTGCTGAGCCACACTTGGGTTGTTGTCATGGATAATGAGTCCACGACGTTTACCCCTTCCGTCGTCCCTGTTTGAGATGCTTTTCAGGTATTTTTCTATACGAATAACTATTTGCTCAAATGACTGTGTTTTAGGAGTCAGGGCGGGCTTTCTCGGAGTGTATTCGTTTTTATCAATTATTTCAGCAAATATTCTGGCAGACGACCATTTCCCAACCATGCAGGATAATTCCTGAAGAAACCTCTGTCGCTCATAGTAAGTAAGGTGTATATAGGATTCCGTTTGAGAATAGTTCTTTTTATATTGCTTGTAGTCCTTTCCTTCAGATTTGCGTTTTTGAATGATTTTTTCACGCATAACTGTGACAGCTTCTCTTCTTTCTGCCGGTGTCATTTTCTCAAAATCCGCTATTTCCTCCTGCTCCTGGTAGTGGCGAACCATCCACCCGACATGGATCTCAGCTTCCGAAAGGCTGTAACTGGTCTTTAGTTGATTGATTTGCTTATCACATTTTGTCCATTTATCCACCGGAATGCCGATGGCAGCCAATACAAAATGATCGGAAACTCCCGGTATTTCCGGTGTTCCGGATTCATCAACGTAAAAGAGGAACATTGTTCTGAGAGATTTTTTAAGGACTGTAATTTTACAAAAAAAAAGCGACCAGGGTGGCCTGCCTAAGCAGGCGGCGAGTCGAACCGACTCTTCCCGGACGCACATTTATTTATACATACCAATTAGTTTTTGTCAACTATTCTACTCGGGTGTATGACGCGCGCATGAGATGCCTGTAAATCACCTCCGGCAAAAAGTAGTGACACTCGGCAACTTGAACGAAGTGCGCCCTCATGCGATTTTTGAGGGATGGACAAGCTGACGTTTTTTTCACAGTGCCTTTCCCTGCTGGGGGAACAGGAGTATGTGCTTGATTCTCCTGCGGCCAGAACGTGCGATTTGTGGTTTCCCTCCGTGATGCTGGAGGCGGTGTCTTACGGGCCGTGGTCGTTTGCCACGAAGGAAACCGTATTGGAATGCCCGGAGAAAGATGGACGGTTTACAGTGCCGGAGGATTGCCTGAAGCTGTTGAAGGTGGATGCCAGGCATTGGCGCATGTCCGGCCGCACGGTAATTTGCGAGGAGAGCCATTCTCTCCTCTATGTGTGGTATTTGTCCAATGATTTGGCCCTGGCGGAGACGCTGCCGGACAATGCGCCAATGTTTGTGGAGGCCGTGAAGTGCCTGCTGGCCGCCAAGATGGCTACGACGGTGACGGGCAAGCCGCAGAATGTGGGCGTGTTCCTGGATTTGTACAGGCGCTACATTGCCGACGCCCTGCACCACGACGTGAGCCAGCGGGGGAGCAATGACCAGCACCCCCTGAATGATATTTTAAACCGTTCCATTTTATAGGGTTATGGGAAGCATTGATTCATACGCGACGAATAAGGGCAACGCGAAGAGCGCCCTGGCGCAGGGACGTGCGGCGAGGGATGCCGCTTACGTGAACGCAGCCAATACGGAAGCCGAGTCCGCTTCCGCTCTGCGTCTCACTGCCGAGAATATGGCTACGGCCAGGCGCAACCAGACGGCCGCCACGGCATCCGTGCGTGCCGCCCGCGGGGCTTCCGGCCTGACGACGGAGGGGAGCGGGTTGCAGGCGGAGCTTGCTACCGCAGAGATTCTGGAGAAGCAGATTTCTGACATGTCCTTGGGCGCGGCGATCAACGACCAGAGTAAACGCCACGAGGCCGCCATGCAGCGCTGGGAGGGGGACGCTACGTTGGTGAGTGCGCAGAACCAGGCGGCGGCTTACAGGTCCGCGGCGAATGGAGCCCTGGTTTCCACGGGGATTCAGGCGGTGGGCGCCCTGGCTGGAGGCATTGGCGCCGGCTTGGGGGCTTTCGGTTCCACGACGGCTGCCCAGGGAGCTTTTGCCGGATATAACCTGGGAGGGCTGGCCGGGAGCGTGTTTCCCGGTTCTACGGCAGATCCGCGCCTGGGCATGATGGAGCTGGGGTCCTGGGCGGCCAGTCCGGCCAGGAGTGATTTCAGCTTTTATAATTACGCGCAGAAGTTTAACCCCTTCTTGAGATGATGAATGCTTTTGATGCAACCGTGGCCGCTTATGCGGAGGTGGGCCGGGATTTGTGGACGGATGTGCGGGATTGCGCTTCCATGGGGCTGGCTTTTGTTTCCCCGGAGGAGGTGTGCCTGGCTCTTCCCGTGGACCAGCTGGTGGAGATGTGTTTTCCGCCTGAAGAGATTCCGCCGCTTCCGGAGATGTGCCTGTTTGTGTGGTGGGCCGCCGGGAAGCCGCGGGAACTGGCCCGCCTGGCACAGCAGTTTGCCCGGAGAGGTTTTACGCATGTGGCCTGGCAGCGGTTTTTGCGCGGCCCCAAGGTGCATGTTTTTCCTATTGAACAGTTAATCAGTTACGCAAGATGAAAGAGATTCCATTGTACGGAGGGCCGTCCCTCCAGACGGCGAAGGCTAATCCCGGTACCGCCGCCCGTGCTGCCAACGGGGACCAGGGGCAGATGCTGGGCGCGTCCGTCCAGAAGGCCGAAGAAGCAGTCCAGGGGAGCGCCGAGGCGTTTGCCAGGATTTCCGATTTCGGGGAGATGCAGCGCCAGGAGGTGGAGCTGCGCCGCATCCGGGACGAGTCCGACGCAAAGTTTTCCAAGATGCTGGCTTATGCTCCTGGAACGGATGGGAGCGTTTTTGAGAAGGACGGTTCCATCCGCCAGGGGAAACTAGATGATTTGGCTTACGAGTTCGGACAGAAGATTGAAGGGCTGGGAGGGAGCTTCTTCCACCCGGAGAATGCTTTGAAGGCCGGAGCCACCAGGGATTCCGTGAAAGCGAGTCTGCCGGAGCGTTATTGGGGGCTGGCGGCCAAGCATCAGCTGGGCGTAGCCAGGCAGACTTTTGAGACGAGCTTGAAGCTGGCCGAGGAAAAGGGGGATTGGGGAGGATATGAGTCTTCCGTCATGGGAGCCGTGGAGTCCGGAGCAATTTCTCCCAATGAAGGGGAACTTCGATTGTTGAGGGGAAAGAAGAAGGAAACCCTTCAGGACTTTGGTAATCTATCCGCAACCAATCCGGACCTTGCCGCTGAAAAGATCAACCGCGGGGAGTTGGACGGCCTTTTTTCCGCCGCCGAGCAGGATGAGATGATGCGGTCTTTGCGGCGCCAGGACGACAGCAGGCTGACGGAGTTGATTGAGCAGATGGCTTCCAAGCCAAAGTCGCAGAGCACCAAACAGAATGCTGTTGATGTGATGATGTCGGGTCCCATGTACACCGATGAGGTTGGGTTTTTGGATGTTCTTTCCAGGGATGGCAATTTTGAAGCCTGTTCTCCTCAAATTGATTCCTTCATTTACAGGGTGGCAGATATGGTTCAAGCCGGCGAGGAAGGCGCAGCCTTTGCATCAAAAAAGGAAGATGTAATTCGCCTCTGCAAGAAGTACGGGAAATCCAGCGAGTTCAAGCAGGATGTGCTTAACCGCATGGATAAGCTTGCCAAGCGCAAGGAGGAATATCCGATGTTGAAGGTTTCCGAGCGCATGAAGGAGATGGAGGGAGCTCCATTGTTCCGTCAGGCGGATTACAATAACGCCATTGGCACCCTTGACGCCGAGGCGAAGAGTGCCTATCAACTTTATGCTGATTCCGCCAAAGGGTCCGACATGCCGAAGGACAGTGAAGACACGTGGACCAAAAAGTACAAGAAAGAGAAGATTGAGAACCTGCAAAAGAATCTTGCCGCCAAGACCGAGATTGCCGTGCGTGAACGGTTTGAGGCTTGGTATGAGGGAGAGAAGCAAGGAAGCGGGAAGGAGCCTTCCTATGTTTTGCAGGAGGACATGCTTCAGACTATTTTAAGAGAGACTACTGGTCGCAATGATTTGGTTGTTCCAAGCCGCGGGCGATTGCTGAATGAATACCAGCAAAATGTCAGCGAAAAATGGAGGGACTGGAACAAAGAGCGATTTAGCGCAGGCCCCAAGAAGTTGGCTGAAGCTGAGAAACAGGCTCTACAGCAAAAGGAGGTGTTGCGGAAGCCTGTTACATTCCCCGCCACGGTTTCCGTGGATACTGTGAATACAAATGCCCCCGCCGGTATTCTCCTTCCTGAAAGCATGAGAGGGCGATTTGGAGATGATCTTTCCGGTCTGGCCGCCCTAGTTCCCTCTTCCTCTTCTTCCCGCCGCGGGAAGCCGCTGCCTGTGGTGGGTTACACCAAGGAGAGTTCCCCGCAGTTGACCTTATCCGGTGCCAGTAAGCTGCGGATGACGTTTTCCTCCAAGATGGATGTGAATGTGACGATCTCCCCCGCAAGTCCTGAAATGAAGGAGTTTTTCAAGAGAGAGTATCTGGGATATGGCGACGGAGCGCCCCCTGATGATTACGGACTTCTTCCAGCGGAGACGGCTACCCCCGTTTCTTCCGTCTACACCAATGATGCAGGTACGACCAATTCACTTCTTCCTCCCCTTCAATAATTTACAATACTAACATTTAATATTTTATGGACTATTCGTCTTTTGCGGAAACTAATACTGACGCCACTGTGCAGATGCTTGAAACTCCGGAGGCAGCCATTGAAACCGCGACCGCTCTTCATCAGGAACCAGACAACAACCTTTTGAGTGGAAGCGACGTGATGGAAACTACTCCTTCCATATTTCCAGCTCCAGTAGATGCGCCCGAAACGGAATTCCGCCCACAGTTAACGGAGCTGGAAGCCCTGTACGAACAGGGGGCTACGATGATGTACGGCATGGCGGAGCGTGAAGAGAAACGCAGGAGGGAGAAGCAAGCACGGCTGATGGATGTACTGCGGGCCGGGGCCATGGATGAAGAGGGTAGAAAGAAAGCCACAGAGCTCTGGGGCCAAGACACTCTGAACCGCCTGGATTTGGCAAATGAACATGACCGAGCCTATATGCTTGGGAATCGTCTAATGGAGACTATCGGTGACGGCGATAGAGATATAGGGCATCAAATTTACAAGAACGCCAACAATTTGTGGGGGACAGGTGTTGTCACAGCAGACCAAATATGGAAGGATTTTCAGGGGAGGCATCAGAAGGACCTGGATGCCTATAATGAAAATCTGAGGTTGATACGGCAGGAACAGGAAGAGATTTCCCGCCGGATGGTGGATTGCGTTGCGGGGAAGGAAGGCAACTGGGATGCGTGCCCTGCTGATTTGCTGAAGTATGCCGAGAGGCCGCAGGAGGCCGCCGATTCTATCATGAGGGCGCGCCGGGCGTATGCTTTTGCCGAGAGACGAGGATTTGAGGATGTCTGGCGTTCCGACGCGCTGGACATGGCCGATCTGCTCACGGTGAATGTCAACGGGAACGAGGTGCTGGACCAGCAGGCGTTGAGGCTGCTGATGACCGCGGTTGACCGGAAGGTTCAGGAGAGCCAGACGGATAGCACAGCTTTCTGGCGCAATTTGTACGGGAGTTTTGCCGACACGGTGCGCGGCGCCGAAAGCCTGGGCATCAAGACGATTCAGGCCGTGCGTGATGTGCCGGGGATGGAGGGCGTGGAAAACCTGTATTCTGGGACGGTGGCGTCCGCGCTGGGCATGAAGGGGACGTTTGACGGACAAAGGCAGCTCTACGACCGTTACGAGCAAAGGCGCGGGGCACTGAACACGATGCAGGATGTCATGCACGAGTTCGGCCAGCGGATGCGCGGCACGAGTCCCGATGCGTCCTGGTACGTCAAGGCGATTAACGGAGCCGGAAATATTACCGGACAAAGCCTTTCCTACATGGCTCCCGGAGGCTGGGCCCTGGCCCTGGCCGGGGATATGGGGCACGCAGGCAACGCTGCCGCCCGCAACGGGGATTCCCTGGTGGACGTGACGATCAACGGCCTGCGAAACACGGTGGAGGAAAAAGGGTTCGGGGTGTTTTCCGTGTTCGGGCGCATGGGGGCCATCAACAAGCTGCTGACCAAAACAGGAACCGGCGCTCTGGCGAGGCTGGCCGCGAAGGTGCCGGGACGCACGTTTTTTGCAGGGACAAGAACCGGCAAGATGCTTTCCGCCCCGGCGTTTGCCTACGTGGAAGAGATGGGCGCGGAACCTCTGGCCGGGGAGGTGTTCGAGTGGACGGCCCGCAAGCTTTCCGGCCTGGTGGGCGCGGAGGTGAAGCCGAAGGATTTCGAGGTGGTGGGGCCCGTGTTGCAGGCGATGGGGGATGTGGAGCAGTCCGGCGGGTGCGCCTTGT